GGAGTGGCGGCGAAGATGTTGTCGGCGAGGCCAGGGCGGCGGTTCTGCCACGTCGTGGTGTAGAGGTCGTCTAGAACAGTGGTGATTGACGGAGGCATTTAGGGAACTCCCCTTTTGGATTAGCGAGATGGGAATGCAGTCATGAGTGCGGTGAGTGCACCCCCATGTCGCTGGTCCACTTCGCGCGCCGCCGACATGGTAGCTTCGCGAGAAGTCATTACTTTGGGGGGTTCCCGTCCGCCTTCAGTGGAGGACGACGGGCCAAAGGAGAAGGGCTTCCGGGTGTCCACTGGCGGAGGGTTGTACTTGGTGTCAAGATCCTTCGCCTTTGTGGGGTTGTCAGCGCGGGCATAGAGGTAGAGCTTCTCCAGGCCGAGGGTCGGATGGTCCTTCGACAACTGGATCATCTCGTCGCCCCAGTCGCGGTAGTCCTTGTACTTGCCGGACAGGGAGTTGATCTCGTTGGTGGCGTTGGTGGTCACATGGTCTGTGCGAAGGCGGGTCTGCTCCTCGAAGAGAGGCTGGAGGGCGTTGCGCACGGCCTGTTCGATCCGAACGTCCACCTCACTGTTGATGAGGTCCCGCATCTGCCCAGGAGTGAGGGCATCGTAGTCAATGGCGGGAGGTGGTTCATCCACCGGCTCGTTGATGTCGCGGCGAATGGCGTCGAGCCGATCCCCGACGACTGCGTTGATGCGGTCGCCAATGCGTTGGTCCAGGCCGTCCAGGGACTTAACGAAGTCACCCCACTGTGGAGTAGCACTGGCCCCCTCCGAGGCGGAACCCGAGGAACCCGACGACCCCGGCGACCCCCCGGCACCGGAACCATCACCAGAGGAGGCCAGCATTAAGCGGGTGGAAAAGCGGGGCTCGTAGTCTTTAAGAAACATCGCCGTTGTCCTTAGGGGTTAGGCCAGTGCGCTGCTGGACTTGTGCCTTCTGTATCTCGCGCTGGAAGAAGGCTTGATGGCGGTCGAACAAGCCGGGAGAGATGCGACCTACTGGGTCGAAGGACACTTCAGGTACGACTGCGCCGCGCCCGTAGTCCTTGAAGGTGATGGTCATGCGACCTATATCTTGGGCCATTTTCCGAGTGTCCACACAAGGGGTTGCGGTGTCAAGCGTTGAATAATGCAAGCGATTGCGCGCACTAAATCCACCTATCCTCGCGGTCTTTGAAGATAGTGCTCTCTTTGAGTCCTTTGTTGATCACTCCACGGGCAATGCACTCCTGCCGCAGCTGCTCCCTTGATGTGATCTCGTAGGGCTTTTCCCATGGGTGGAACATGTTTTCGTAGGTGGAGACAAGGAAAGACCACGTTGCAGGCATAGCAATGGGGCGGGATCGCTCCGCCTCGCAGATCGAACAGTTCTCGGTCGAAAGATGATTGCACTCTGTACCGTCCTTCCTCTTTACTTTAATCCGCCACGGTCTTGCCATTTGGTAGGGCCTCCACTTCTACGTGCCACCGCACCTTGTAGCCTGGGGGCTTCTTGGCAGTAAGGCGGTAGGCTTCATTCATGCGCTCTGCTGCGCGGATGGCTTCTTCCTCGACGAGGAATGGATAGTGTGCTCTAAGGGGTTCAACACGTCGTTCGCCTTCCCAGTGGACAAGTATCCATTGCGGCGTCACTTCTTTCCTCCAAGCAGCGCAGTTAGTGGGGGACGTGCTCCACCGACTGCTGCTTGGGCCGCTGGAGGCATTTGACCAATGGCTTGACCGGCTTGTTGCAGGTTCATTGGATTTTCTGGGGAGGTGTTCATGGCTGGGTTGAGGAGGATGCTATCGGCGTCGGTGCCGTACATCTCGCTAAGGACCCATCGAACGAGTTCCTGGTGGTTCACGGTTGGGTCCTGGCCGAAGGCTTGGTAGACCTGCATCGCCTTCTGCTCTTTGTATTGCTTGGTCATGGGGACCATGGAGTCAGGATCGACCTTGACGTCCCATTGGCTGTTCGCGAGCAACTCCGGTTGGAACTTGATCCAGATGGGGATGCCGGCGGGACCAGCGACGTCTTGGACCATTTCCTGGCCCCAGTACTCGGCAATGTCGTCGTTCAGGTCTTGGATTAGGTTCACGATTAGGTCCGCGACCACATCGCGCCGCTCATCCATGCGGATCTGCATTGCCTGGTTGACGATGTTGGCTTCGGTTGCACTTCGATCAGCACTGCCAGGTGCGTACTCGCCGAACTGGTTGACGCCTAGGCCGAGAGCTTCTTGTACTTCCTGGCCGATGAGTTGCTTGCCCTCAACCAGTCCTGGAGGTAGGTTTCCAGCTTCGAGAGGGCGCACCCCATTGATGTCGCTGACGGCAATTCCGTTGTTGATGTTGTCGTCAGCGAGCAGCTTGTCCAACTCGTCAGGACTAATTGAGCCGAGGTTGTAGAGGAACTTCTTCAACAAGATGCGCCGGTGCGCCCGGATCTGAGTGTTGATCTCGTTGATCTCGTACTGTTGCGGCTCAATGATGATGCTGTCGGGGATACCCCAGCACTGCTCGTCGTCCTCGTTGAAGATCATGCCGTAGGCGGGGAGGCGTCCATTGCGCTGGAGCTTGTCCTCTTCTTGGAAGAGGGGTTTTTGGTCACTAGAGGTGCGGCCGTCGGCAGTGTAGGGGGTGATGACAAACACCAATCCAGTCTTCTTGTCCCGGACCTCGTAGAGAGTGATGCCGGTGCGGCTCTTATCATCCATGCCACTGGCGATGAGCCTTCCAGCCCTTGCCCCTTTGCGCCCAGGAGCCTGTTCCTCCAAGTAGTCCTTGTTCGTCAGCCGATTGTCATCCATCACGTCCATGCGGGAACGAACGAGTTCGCGGACCACCCAGCGAGCAGCATTAATGCTAGGACAATAAGCAGGCAGAATAATAGAACCTGGGTGAGCATCCAGAGCCCAAGGCTGGTTATCACGGATAAGGTCGTTGTACTCCACCTTGTTCTGGAGTCGCCGCCCACCGAGGTCGGGGGAAGAAGTCGTAATGTCAATGGGGGTGTGCGCAAACTCGGCACCATATCCACGGACGATGAAGCCGCTCCCGAACATGGTAGCTTTGAGGACGCAAGACTTGAGAGATTTCTTGAGGCCCATGTGGTCCATGAGCTTGTTATCCACCCTCTCCAAGAGGCGGGAGAGGAGGAAGTAGTCCATTCCGGGTTTCGTAGCAGAAATGGCGATCGAGGGGTTCCTGAAGTATGTGCGCGGAACCATCGACCGGATGAACTTGAAGTAGATATTGGAGGGAAGCTGCCCTCGCTGGAACTGGCCGCGCCCCCAAGCTCGCCAAGTGGTCCACTTCTCTTCACAGGCGTACTTCTTCCGGAACTGTTTGCCGGCCTGGATCTGGTTGATCCACCATTCAACATCCGGCTGGTCGGTCCCTTTACGATAGCCTTCAGCCATTTCATGCTTCCACGAAGAAGTGCCAAATCAAGAAGGATGTGACCATGATGACGATGAGAGCCAGCCAGGGGCGGGCGCTGGACCAATGTCTGATTGTATCGCTCAAGGTGTAGGCGGTCTTCCAGTGGTCCAGAGCGATGCTGACGATTTCTATTGCGAGCCATGAGAGGAGGATGAAGAGCAGCCAATAGAACCAAATGTGTTGGAAGGTGGCAAGCATTAGAGCCAGCCCCACTTCTTCAACTGGGAGACTTCCTTGTTCACTCGTTCGCCGATGTCCACACGGTATTGCTTGGACGACACTTGTATCCGGTCCAACAGGCGATAGACTGTAGAACGGGCAGCCGTCGTAAGATCGCTTCCTTTTGCCGGGCCAATAGCGGTGGCTTTAAGTAGCACCCCATCGCCGCCGGCAGTCTTGTACCCTTCGTTATCGCGATACACGTCAGTGAGAAAAACATGATGCAGGGCGCGGTCGTCCAGACCGGTGATGGGGGTGCCGTGGTCATTGGTGTCGGGTTTCCTCACAGGCCATGGTGGGATGGAGAGCCTGACTGCGATCATGGTCTGGTCCGTCAACTCCATCGCCTGACGCCTTCCGCAGGCAACCCCGTAGAGCATGTCACTCAGTGGCTCCTCCAGCCCCTCAGCCAGTGCTTCCACCGCGTCGTAGCCCATCCGCGACGTTGCTTCAAGCGCGTAAGCACCGTCCTCCGTGACAATGCAGTTGACGTCCAGAGGCCCTCGATAGCCGATGGTAGCAAGAAACCCAGCAAGACGCTCAACAGTTTCACCGGTAAGGGTATCGCCGCCATTTGCGTTAAGAACGACGTTGCCCATGCAACCGGTGTTGCATCCAAGATTGCCACTCAGGAACCTCTTCTCCTCGAAGGTGTGATTGAAGGGCTTGACCCACTCATGGCCGTTGAACCAGCCCTCCGTAGATACCTCGATACCATCGAGTACTCGCTGGACGATACCAGTTGAGTCGGGGGAGAGACTGCTCAAACACCGGTCCCACATGGTCTGCTCTTTGACGACCATCGTCTTCGCCGTAGAGATGTTCCCATTGGGTTTGATCACCCATCCCTTCTGCCACGCCATCCCTTTGACTAACTTGTCCGCCTCGCTCGTCGAGGTAAAGGTGTAGGTCTCCGGGATCTTGATGCCGGCGCGGCGGAATAGCTCCATCCCCATCGAGCGGTCCAGCTCGATCTTGTCCATGATCGCCGAGCACCCCAGGGTTGGTTTTTGCAAGCTCTTCAATTCTGGTTCGAGCTTCCCCAACCCCACGCAGTCGAGGATGATCAGGTCGCTTTTGGGGGCTTCCTCTTTCCAATCTTCAGTCCTTCCTACGATGCCCTTTAGAGCTTTGTCAAACCGCCCATCTGGTAGCCACACGTTGACGACGCAGCCTTCTTGGACCAACCGGTGGGCAATGCCCAGGCCGTCACCTTCCTTGCTCATTAGGAGGATGCGATACATCAACCAAATCTTTCAGGTATGCCGTATTGGGAGGTAGCTGGCGATGTATGAGAACCGAACAGGGTCTCAAAGGAAAAGGGATCTTCAACTCGCCGAGGCACTGGCACGGGCTGGAAGGTAGCAATAGAAGCCTTCTCCACGACGAGTAGGGCGTGCGCACAAGCAAACACTCTGTCGTCCTTGGTGCCAGGACCCGCCTCATACTTGCCGGTCTTGCTTTCAACGAAGTTAGCAAGCTCAGTGTGGAGGAGAGGAGAATGCACCACCCAATCATTGAGGAGCATCCTTGCGTGGCTTATGAGGAGCCCGCGTGTGCTCTCAGAGACGAGGGTTCCGTAGTTGTGCAAAGGCTGCACAATGACTTGTTGAGACTGGCCGGACTGGTTGCTTCCACGATGGAGGCGGTTAAGAGGATAGTTAGACACAAGATGTTCAATAACAGATAGGCCAAAAGTGTTGCGCTCGACGTTGAGGTAGCAGTCGTTGAACTCATGAGCCACTTGACGAACCCTGGTGGCGAAGTCGTGCGGCGCAAGGTCGTTTGTCGCGAGTTCGAGAACCTGTTCCTCCAGGTCGAGGTCGAAGATTTCGAGGACGCTGTTGTCGTTCCCTGTTCCGGCGCTGACATCAACCCCTCCGACGTAGCGCCCATTGGGGCGAGGATGGTCTTGGAGAACCCATGTGTCGCGGTCCCGGCGGATCCACTTCTTGGTCTCTTTGAAGTTGACGCGCGGGAAGAATGAGAGACCAGCGGGACGGAAGCACTCATCGAAGGTGCGAGGGAATTGCTCTTTGAACTTTGTGAGGTCTCCACCGAACTCACTGATGCGCTCGCGTCGCCAAGCAAGTTGTCCAAGGGATACGCCATTGGCGTAGAGCTCGGGCTCCTCCAACTCTTCATTGAGGTTATTCGCTAATCGAGATAGGGCTGTCTCATCCAGAGCGAGCGAGCAAGAAGGCACGTTGGTCCAGGGGAAGAAGAACAACTTGAAACCATTGCCCTCGCGAGCCAGCATGGCTTGTTGGTGGAACCAATTACCCATGCCATCGCCGGTGCTCTCTATGGTTATTTCGCCCTTTTCCGCAGCAGGGAAGGTACCATCGCGGATCTGCTCTGGGTGCTCGTAACGGGCGGCCTCGCTCAAGTGGAGGTCACTAATCGTATCGCCATGGCCGAAGGTCTTTTGTCCCGCTGTGCCGATGTAGAAGTAGC